TTCGTGCACAGGTACATGAAGATACCCGGTATATTCTGTCACCGTGTACCACTAAGTGGTGCGGATGCCAACTATAAAGGCGACCTAAAGATACAAGCTGGTGTGTACGAGTGGACTGGTGAGGTGAAATGCAGATCCACTGGGTTTAAACAGATCTACGACTGGCTAGGTGAGAATGACATACTGCACATTCAGGCAGATAATAAAGATCCCATGGTCGTACTACCTTGGTGGTTGTGGAGTTGCATTGTTGAAAAGCTAGCTGGGGAGGCCTTCATTGAACAACCTATTGCAAAAGTATAAATGGAAGGGACAACCCGTCATATGTGATGGTGTGTTCGCCTTTGACACGGAGACAACATTGATTGAGCCAGGTCTAGTGCCTGAGCTAATCGTGTTAACATTCGCGACTAACAATGCTGCGTATGTGGTATCACCTGACCAACTACCTGAGTGGGTACAGATGATATCTAATAGTGGTTGCCCACTAGTAGCGCACAACTTTGCCTTCGACTACCATGTGGTGCATCATGCGCTTCAGTATGTGGAGGACATTGCAAGTTGGAAACGGATGGTCGAGGATAACCGTGTATGGTGCACGATGATTCTAGACTTTCTAATCAGACTGGCTAATGGGGAAGAGGACGGGCCATTACGCCCGTCATCTCTACTAGACTTGTGCAAACACTACCTGAACACAGACATCAGTAAAGCACTACAGTGCGAGTGGTATCAGTGGTACCAGAAACCCCTATCAGAAGTGCCTGACGAGTTCCTAGCCTATGCCCTACATGATGCTCGCGCAACTAGGGAGCTATACAACGAGCTACACCCAGTGGCTAAACACCTGGCATCACATAATAACTGTATCATTGCAGAGTTTGGGTATCTAACGCATCACACACAGATTAAGGGTGCGATTGCACTAGCCGACTGTAGTAAAGTTGGTATCAAGGTGGACCAAAAAGCACAACAGGAAGTTGGCGTTGAAATAAAACTACAGATCCAAGACCGGGTCAATTGGCTAGGGGAACACTACCCTTCCCTGTTTAAGCGGGATGTGGTTAAGAAACGCAAAGGGCAATTAATCGTTAACCCTATTACGGGTGTACCATCCATAGACTCCAAGGCCCTGCGTGTTTACCTATTAGGTGTAGCAGCAGAGCTAGGCCTAGCAAACAAGTCTATTCCCATGACGGATAAGAGTCAGGAGATAACTACTAGTGGGGAGTTCTGGGCTGAGCACAAGCACCCATTTATTCAAGCTTGGCAGGACATGACTAACAAAGCCACCCTACTAAATTTTGTAGAGCAGATTAAAATCGGGTATGTGAACCCTAAGTACCAGGCATTAGTGCGTACTGGGCGCACCTCATGTAGTAAACCAAACCTACAGCAGATGCCAAAGGCTGAGTGGTTTAGAAAGTTGTTTGTGCCTAGGGAGGGCACCACCTTTGTCATTGCTGATTACAACGCTATTGAGTTGAGATGCCTTGCTGCAATCTGTAAGTCTAGGTTTGGGTTTAGCCGATTAGGTGAAACATTCGCAGAGGGTATCGACCCACATGCGTACACAGCAAGTAGCCTACTCAACATGGAGTTTAAAACCTTCATGGGCTTAAAGACTACTGAGCCTAAGAAGTTTGCGAAGTACCGACAGGCAGCTAAAGCCGTTAATTTTGGAGTACCCGGTGGGTTAGGTGCAAAGGCACTCATGGCGTACTCTGCCTCCACCTATGGTGTTGATATGACAATCGACCAGGCTAAAGAGTGGAAGAACAAGATGATCACTGAGATCTACCCAGAGCTAAGTGTGTACCTGGAGCAACAGAACCTGAATAACATGGCGTACAACCTACAGACTACACCGGGGGAGATCTGTGCTGCATTTGGGTTGAAGGGTGATGGCGCATTTGTATTTAGTGCGATTGCAGATGTGGTTGCAGGTAAGAAAGAAAACTTTAAGGGGAAGGTCTACCAGTCTACCTTTAGACGATATGTGTGGGATGCACTGGACATCGTTAATCGTGATAACGGGTTAGACTTCTTAATCAGATCTAGAAGGGGTAGTCAGAACCTTAGGCGCAGAATCTTTGGACATACTGTGGTTACTTTAACAGGTAGGGTGCGAGGTGCAGCAGAGTACACTGAAAGTTGCAACACACAGTTCCAAGGACTAGCCTCAGATGGTGCAAAACTAGCACTGTATGAGGTATCCCAAGTGTACCCAGTGGTTGCGTTCATACATGATGAGCTAGTGGTTGAAGTCCCTACCGAAGGGGCGGGACTGCATATGGATAGGGTAGTAAAGATGATGGAGACACAAATGGACCGTGTTCTATTTGGTATAGTTGGATCTAAGGTTGAAGCACAATTATCTGCAACATGGAGTAAGGCATGACCCCTAAAGAACTAGATGTAATTAAAAACAGCCCAAAAGCATGGTGCTTACCTGATTCAGGTATACGACAAACATTCGCTAGTGGGAGCGTACGAGACACACAAGAAAATAAGGGAAGGTATGACCTTCTCCCGTTCTGCGCTCTGGAACGGATAGCAATCCACACCGAACACGGTGCAAAGAAGTATGGGGATAGAAACTGGGAGAAGGGTCAACCTGTCTCCAGGTATATCAACAGTGCGTTTAGGCACATCACAAAATACTGCATGGGGCGCAAGGATGAAGATCATCTAGCTGCTGCTATATGGAACCTTATGTGCATCATGCACACCATGCAAGAAATCGAAAATAATAACCTGCCCAAGGAATTAGGGGAACACTATGAAAGAAGACTTTACTGGGGAACAGAACTCAGGGAAAAAGAATCGCATGAGTGCACACAAGATTGTCAAAAAGGAGAGGAGATTACAGGCGATAGGAATGCGCAAAAAGGGGATGACATACGCTGAAATAGGCCGAGAAATGGGGGTTACTCGACAGGCAGCGTACTCCTATGTTGAACGCGAATTCACCTCCATGCTCAAGGAGGGAAACATAGTAGCGGAGAAAGCGTTATCCCTAACTCTTAGTAGATTTGATGAACTACTAAAAGTGTACTATGAGGAGGCTTGTAAGGGAAATCGAGAAAGTTTAAATTCTGTGCTTGCAATCATTGATAGGCAGGTTAAGCTCCTTGGAATTGAAGCCCCAAAGAGGACAGAAGCAACTGTCACCTACTCAAGTATGTCCGATCAGGAGTTGGCACAACAGGCATCAATGTGGGGTATATCCTACACACCTGAGCAGCTAACTTTGAAACCGGAGTCCCCAGTTTAAGTAGTTTTATTAGTGGAACTTCACTCGCCCTAGAAGAAAGTTTTTCTCATGTCATGTCAAGTTATTAGTATGCCTGGTAAAGTCACCACACTCGTAGTGGAGCACACCCAAGGTGAAGCATTAAAAACAGTTGATGTCAAATATACAGATGATGGTTGCACCATCACCCTGTTTAATGCTGATACCAAAACATTGGAAGATTCATTAACCCTAACACACACACAGATATCCATCGTGCGCGCATGTTTGATGGTGAATTCTGACATTTTTTAAATAATTTTGAATTAAATATTCAATAAAAAACCCGCCTTAAAAGCGGGTTTTTTTATTTAAATTATTATTGGTTTTAATATTCAAATCAATTTTAGATTTAACCTAGACTTTAGTCTATTTTGAAATATTATAAATATTATTACTTTGTAACAAAAATGGATTATTCATGCACGCTCCTCAAATTATCCCTGGCAATATTTATAATTCTAGGGTACGAGGTGCAAAAATGTTACTGCGTGTCATAGACATCAAGCTAGCCCTGTTCCCTAGTCGCAAGGGCATAGTCTGGCGCACACTCTACCGTGCAAAGGACATCGACACTGGGAAGCTATACAGGTTAAGAACCGCTGCACATTTTCTGGAGGAAATTCTTCTAATTGATGGCAATAAACCCAGGTCCACAACGAATAACTAGTATGCCCATATCACAGGCTAGCAGAGGTATGCGCCCTGCACTGCCCCATGTCTCAGCCTGGCGCACATATGGGGGCTGGAAAGGCCTCTAGCTCCTAGCTCCTAGCTCCTAGCTCCTAGCTCTTAGCCTCTACCTCCTAGACATTAGGCCCTAGGCCCCTCTAGGTGGCAAAATCTGCACCCAGGTGGTAGATTCTAGTGCCCTGCCCTCTAGCACCTGCTAGGCGCGACACCTGGCACCGAAAACCCCCTAAAGGCCACGAAAACCGCCTAAAAGTGGCGAAAAATGACGAAGGCCTCAAAAACCTCCCAAACCCCCTAAAACACCTCAAAACCCCCATCTTAACACAAATCGACCCCTAAAACCATACTTCACTAAGTCGATAAACATTCAAAAAACGCACCCTTTTTGACCTAGTGTGTCGGAATTTCCGACATGATTGCACGCCCTGCAATGCTGCTAAATTACGCGATCACAAAACCCGCACCAACTATCGACCATGGCAATGATCGCTCCAAATTCGCGTTTTAGCCTTTTTTGAAAACACCCAAAAAACTCCATTATATAGCAAAGCCTTTTTCCACTGTTACAAAATTACTTTGCAATTATTTTTCCAGCAGGTATTGACCCTGTCTACACTGTTACTAGAATAAGCTTGTGTGGGTCGTTTCGTTTGTAACATGGAGACAGATTATGAATCTTTTCGCAGAGTTCAAGAGGTTGGGTTTGACAATCACCACCGGGAATAAAATCCCGGTGCCACCTGCTAGGGTTTACACCCTCAGTATCAAACAGGCTAATAAGCAGATGGACGCTTACTCAAAATTGCACGGGTCGTACGATCCTGATGCACCACTGACCTACCAAACGCCATGGTATTCAACAGGGCTTGTACCAACTTTGAATCTATCTAACACCAATATGTTTAGGAGCTAATTAAATGGAAATCTTACACAGTTACACCACCAGCTTTATGGTGCGCTTTCACAACAAAACCAAGAGCCAACCTGACAGACTATCTGTGCAGGTTTCCACCGGGAGGAAGGATTACTACCCCTTCCAGAGGAACCTTGGATTATCTACCAACTACACCGAAGTTATGGTTGAGCACATGAAAAAACTTGGGATTACTGGCACCATGCAGGGTGCACCCGCTGTTGATGGAATGGTGTTTGTTGTTGTTGACCATGATCGAATTAAACCAATTTTTAGGGGGTTTTAATAATGAATGCTTACCACAGCGGAAACCCAACAATACTTGTGAAATACAAGGGGCCTACTAACCATAGTGGAGCGCATATGCGTGTAACACGATGTTGGACCTCTTCGAGAGAGTGCAAGAAATACCCTTACTGCCATGAACTGAGTGCAAGCGATAACTACATATATGCTGCAAAGTTATTTTGCCAGCATATGGGTTGGGATGGTGACTTGATTGGGGGCGATGCGCTTAAAGGTGGGGTGGTGTTCCTATTCACCGACTTTGTTTATGCAAATAAGGTGGTGAAATCATAATGCAACCTAAACCACAAAACTTCCGGCTTAATGCCACTGACGAAAAGCACATTAAAAAGATCATGAAGGCTAATGGGCTAACCACCAAAGTGAGCGCAATCCGACTTGCGCTTACAGGGGAAGTGCAATCAATAGCTTTTTCAACCCATGCTAGTCGTTGGGAAGCGGAAGCATCTAAAAAGGAAAACAAGACACTTTACAAAAAGGATTCTAAGTGATGATGACACGAGATTTAAACCACTGTGAAAGATGCCTTCTAAACTCTCTAAGGGCAGAGCAGATTGAAGCGCAGGAACTTTTGAACATGACTATTAACAAACTTAAGGCGCAGTACGATCAGGGCATGAAACAAGCGCAGGAAACCTACAACGAAACTTTAAACGCAGCACTATTTACATTTGAAAGGGCGTAGTATGAAGACTAATAAAAGTGTTTACCGGACATGGACTATGAGCGAATTAGAGTATGAGGAGTTGTGCAATGATTACCGGGGCTTGTGCACTCACTGTGGTGAAGAGCATGATGATAACATCGAACCTGATGCATATAACCTCAAGTGCGAGCACTGCGGTAGGCGTGGTGTGTGTGGGGCAGAGAACCTTATCCTTAATAACCGTATCACCTTTTCTGAGGAGGCGTAAACATGACTAATGAGCAACTGGATATCCTGATTCGCGAGCTTGATGCACTGAGAGCACGCCTAATAGCCAATCAACCACCTGTGGAGGAGGTTGCACCTGTTGACCCTTATGCGGAGTATTATGGGCCATCAGATGACACGGTAGAGGCCGACAACAAGAAGCACGCCTACCAAGCTAACCAGAAATACTTTGTCACTGAGGCTATGCAAAATTTCCCTGAGGCTGCCGAATATGGTGCCCTGCGTTGCACCCAGTGGAGGTACGAAGGCGACAAACTAGAGTATAGGTTCAAGGATGTTGAAGACGGTACCAGGTACCAAATCAACCTGGGCCAATTGATGTTAGCTGCTGATCTAGTAATGACAGAAGTTTGGCACCCGGGGTTAACCCGGTTGCCACCTGATCTGTTTGAACAGGACACCGACTACATTGATGAAATCCTAGGGCAGATGGATGGTACTGATTTTTGTGCACTGAGTGAGATCGCGATATTCGGAAAAGTAGTTTACTGTTAATAACTTTTTAGGAGATGTATCATGGCTAATTTATTTGTTGAGTGCTCATGTGGGCACATGGTGTGCGATTCTAGAACAGGTTATGTCAAAAAGTGGTATATGCCCCAACTTGAGGAATATCGCAAAATACACCGCATCGACCTGCGAGATGTGCAAGAGGATGCCAGTGTTGTGGGTATCCTCGATGTAGGCTATTGGATGCAGGATGGCACCTACGAACCTAGAATTGTGGAGGAAGTATAATGTATATTGTAGCTTGGATGGATTTTGTAGGGGATCTTGGTGGGAATGTCACACTAGAAGACAGATACGAAGTGTTTGAAACGAAGCATGAAGCAAGTGATAGGTATTCCGTACTCTTGCAAAAAGGCTCAATCCACAGTCTAAGCCTTGCAGAGGTGGTAAGATCCACTGATTACCCCTCATCTCGACTGGGGGTGACTAGTGAGGAACCGTAAGAGAATATGGGTTATAATCGACAATGAAGGGCCTTGGATGGTAAACTATAAACCCGACCCTGCGACAGTAGAAATCTACTGGACGGGGTTGGATCAGATGGAAGCAGATTTTATGTTGTGCAGGGCTGTTAACCTGCACGGTAATTAACTTTAAAGGAGTGCTGAACATGGCCGATATTATTGAACTGATACAAGGCATTGACGAAAAAGGGCGTATATTTGGTTACCACCATGAAGAGTTTCATTTTATTACATGGTGCATGTGGAATGGTGAAATTATGGTGTATAGCGTAGAAATTGACAAGGATGCCCCCATGCTAGGCAGCAGCAAGCATGCGCTTATTGATGCGAACACAATTGCAATGCAGGAAAACGACCTACCAAACAGTAGGTTAAGGCGTTTGATGATTGCTAATGGTTCACCTCAGGTTGACCCGCACGAGGGGTGGTATGATTGTGTAAATGATAAATACGACCCAACCGGAGAAGTCCCCTACAAAGATGAAGCCGATTTTCTGGACATGTGCAAACAAAATTGGGATGAAATAGAATGTCCCGACCTGACAGATGATATTGATGGTAAAATCTATGCTGTTGACATCAAGGGCAATAGAGAACTAGTACTAGTCAAGAGGGTAAAAAAAGAATTAGATT